ACCTTTTCTGAATTTGTGGATGATAAGAAAGCTAATGGCGATGACGCTGAAATCTCTAACGATGATGCTGCTGAAGAACCTGCTGAAGAACCTGCTGCTGAAGAACCTGCTGCTGAAGAACCTGCTGCTGAAGAACCTGCTGCTGAAGAACCTGCTGAAGAACCTGCTGCTGAAGAACCTGCTGCTGAAGATAAGGATGACGATGATGATGACGATGATGAGGAAGACGACACAATGAAAGTTGAAGTTGAATCCGTTAAAATAGAAGAAGGTACTGAAGTACAAACTCCACCTGAAAAAGTAGCTGCACAGGCTTCTGAAACAGGTGATGATGAAGCACATCAAACTAAAGTTGATTTAGAAACAGGAGACGGTTCTAAAACTGCTGCTGCAATAGAAGATGCAACTGTTAAATTAGGAGAACCAGAAAAGAAATCTGATTCTGAAGGTGAATCTTTAGTTGGCGAAAACGCTGACGGTGTTGCAACTCCTCCTGAGCCAATTAAGGCTGTTAAAGGAGAAGGTGATGATGATACACAAAGTGCTGATGTTGCAGACGAAACTGGCGACGGTTCTAAAACTGCTAAGAAAATTGAAGATACAATAGTTAAATTAGGAGAGCCTAAAGAACTATCAGATAAAGATGGTGCTAAATTAGTAGGCGAATCTGAAGAAGGACTAGAGGACGAAAAAAAAAGTCTGAGTTAACAACTGAAGACGATTTAACTCCTGAAGTTAATTATATAGATGATTCTGAAAGAGAATTGTCTGAAGAAGAAATACAAGACTTGATAAATATAGAAGAGGCCGAAACTATGGTTAACTCTATATTATCAAGTCTTTCTGATTTAAGTGAAGACCTAGGTTCTACTATAAAAGCCGCAGTAGGCTCCCCAATAAAATTTATTAAAGTAAAGAATAATCTAAAGAAATGGGTTAAAGCTAAACTTGATATAACATCTGTTGATATGGATGCTATCAGAAAAAGGGAAGCAGCTAAAGATGATCCTAAGGGAATAAATAAAGAAAAGCTAGAAACAGCTATTAAAGCTAAGAAAGATGCTATCAAGGGCAAAATGGAAGATATCAATGATAGACTTAATGATTTAGCAGTAAATGACTCACTTAAGGCTGTAGTAAGATTAGGTAAACATAAAGCTAGCTTAGAAGCAAATACTAAATTATTAAAGATTGCACAAGGTGAAGAAAATGATGCCCTTAAGCTTAAGCTTGAAGATCAAATAGAGTCTGATAAGGAAGCTATTACAAATGCAGAGAATGAATTAAAGACATACGCAAAGAAAGCTGAAGATACTCCTATTGAAAAGCCTGAAGAAGCTAAACCTCAAGAAACTAAAAAAGAGACTAAGAAAAAGAAGGATGATACTACGGATTCTAAAAAAGAACCTGGAGAAACTAAAACTGATGAACCTAATACAGACTCTGAACAAGTTGATGATAAAGAATTAGAATCTGCAGAAGATAAAGTTGCATTAGCTAAAACAGAATATGATAAAGTAAAAGATGGTGATGATGAAATAGTTAAAGTTGACGCTCAAATCAAATGGCAGCAAGCAAAGCAACAAGTTGCAAAGCTTAAAAAAGATGATGATAATTATCAAGGACACGGTGATGAAATAGGTATACTAATGCAAAAGAAGCAAGACTTATTAAAGTCTGATTCATCCGATTCTGATGAAACTTCTATTGATAATAAAGAAGATGCTAAGAAATTAACTAAGTCACAAAAAGCTAAAAAAGAAAAAGCTGATAGTATAGAAAAACAAATACCTGAATTAGAATCTGAATTAAAAGATAAACAGGAAGCTCATCAAATAACTATTGATAATAATACAGAAGCTGAAAAGAATTTAATAAATGCAAAGAAAGAAGCTGATGAAGGTAAAATAAAAGATGCTGAAGAAAAGTATACTGAATTGCAAGGTGCAGTACAATCTGAATCATCTGAAATTACTGGTATAGAAGCTAAAATCAAAGAACTTAAAAATGAATTATCTGATCTTAAAAAATCATTTGAATCTGAAACAGAAGATACTCCTATAACAACTGAAGTAAATGAACATCTGTCTAATGATATCTCTAGTAAGTTTAGAGATTTGATGAATAAGATGAAATAAACCAATAATACCTAGCTGCAATATATAAAATGTAGCTAGGGCTTAAATAATTAAAAACTAATGGGATATTTTAAAAGATTTAATCAGATTGTATTCGAGAATAATATTAATTATTCTAATAATCTTAAATCATATAATGAATTAATGGAATTACTTGATTCTCTTCCAATAGAAGAAGAATCAGGGTCAGGTATTATCAATTGGTTATGGCATGCACCTAAAGTAAAGCGTTTAATGCATCAAGCTAACGAACTTAGAATTGATAAAATTAAATTAGAACGAGAGACTGATAATAAAATCGATACATTTAATGACCAATTAGAAAAGGAAGTTGATAATTATCGCGAAACAATGAAATCAAAAATTGCTTCAACTAAAAATCAAGACATTAAAGACAAATATAGAGATGCACTATCAGACCATCCTGCAGAAATCAAAAAAGATTATAAAGCAGACATAGATGATTTGCAGCAAGAATATGATAGAAAGATAGAAGCTATAGATGATGATATTGATGCAATAGAAGATGTTGTAGATGGTATAATAGGAAGCAGTAATTATCTTGCTAAGATTAAAGCTACTATTAAAATGCATGGTACTATTGAAGCTAATAAACTTAGAATTGAATTTGCAACTGCAGATGAGGCAAGAAAAATGGCCGCGAAAAATAGAGAGTTAGCAAAACAGATTGAAGACTATGCTGAAGAAATTAAAGGTGAAGTTGAAAAGTCTAAAAAGAAAAACAATACATCAGACGACGACGACGATTTTATAAACCAATAATTAGATTATAATGCCAATTAACAATCGAAGAATACAGAAGATTCAACCGAATGTAGTAAGAACACAGCCTAAAACAATTACACGTGCTCCTCAGCCGGCTAACAAAACTGTAAGTAAAAATCCACTAAGTGAAAGAGTTCATTTACCAGTAGGTAAAGTTGATAAGATATGGGATGACGAAGTAGTTTATATTATTGGAGGCGGTCCATCACTTAAAGATTTTGATTGGAAGAGATTAGCTGGTAAAAAAGTAATAGCAATTAATAGAGCATTTCAAGTTTTACCAGAAGCTGATGTTTTATATTGGACTGATGCAAGATTTTATAGATGGTATAAAGAAGGCATAGATAGATTTAATGGACTAAAGGTTACATGTAGAGTAATATCTGATAACCCAGGAAATATAATTGTCCTTAAAGCAAATAGTGCACCATCAATTGATATGAGACCAGATTTTATATCATCGGGTAATAATTCAGGATTTGGAGCAATAAATTTAGCAGTTAAGTTAGGAGCTAAGAGAATTTATCTTTTAGGATATGATATGGTGTCTAGAGAAAAAGAAACGCATTGGCATTCAGGATATGATGTATCACATAATCATAGTATTTATACAAAAATGACCGCACAGATTGGTATGTTACCAGATGAATTAAAGAAATTAAATGTTGAGGTTTTAAATGCTAATCCTAATAGCAACATGACAGTATTTAGAAGAGTAAGTTTAGATTCTGCAATTGCAAATAATCCAATTATACCAAAAAGTCAAAACTGGTAACCTTTTTTAAATTTATTAATGTAACTCATAAAACTGCGCTGTTGTTTTAATAACATCTTACGGCAATGTTTTCGAAATTTAATTGAACCATCTACTATTCTAGAATCAACTGAAGTAACTTTATTATGCGACCCATGTGAATCGTGGCATTCATTGCACAAAAAGTTATCTATATCAAATTCTGATATCCTGGATAATATATTAGATTTACATATAGAACAATGCCAATCTATATACTTAGAATCAGTTTCTATCTGTTTATAGTCAGATACTATATCTTTATAAGGATTGTAATATATCTTTCTATCCGTCTTCTTAGATATGTCAATATCAGCTAATTTAAAAAGTATTAAAACGAATTGGTCGTCCTCTGCACTTTCACTTATAAGTGGATTATCGAATAATAACTTCTTTTGATAAGGTTTAAGATTTTCGAGAAGTATACCATATTTCCTTTTAAATGGACCAGACTTTCTAATGATTTTAGGCAATGCCATATTAACTGGTTCTAAGATATTTAATTCTATCTTTAAGTACTTTCTTGTCAGACTTCCAATCTTTCTTAACTTTATTAAGATCATCTTTGGCCATTCCTTTAGTTGCTTCATCACTTGCAGAATCAATTTGACGTTTAATCTTTTCCTTATCTTGTTCGTACTTAACTTGCTTCTTTCTAAGTTCAATCTCCTCGGCAGTAGCCCTACCCTTATTTTCAAACTTATCGGCTTTATCAGAAGCTTTTAAAAGCTTCTTTCTAGCTTTCTGGAGTGAACTTTCTTCATTCACAAATTCATTAAACGAGAATATCTTCATGGGTTATATATTGAAACTTAATTTATAACAAGTGTATAATTAAAAACAGATTTCCTCAGCATGAAAAACGTATTATCAGAATCGATATTTGTCGAAAAATATCGCCCAAAGAATTTAGATGAAGTAATTTTACCAGAAAGAATTAAGAAAAAATTAAGTAATGGTGTATATCAACACTTATTATTTTATAGTTCTCCAGGTACAGGAAAGACATCGACTGCGAAAGCAGTATGTGAACAATTTAACTACGCATATGATTATATTAATGCATCTAATGAAACAAGTGTTGATGTAATCAGAGAGCGTATTGAAAAATGGTGTTCTACATTTTCTTTAATTGATAGCCAAGATGGTATTAAGATTGTTATATTAGATGAGATTGATGGAGTAAGTGACCAATTCAATAAAGCACTTAAAGCTACAATGGAACGCTTTCAAAAAACAAGCAGATTCATTGCAACAACAAACTATATTAATAAAGTGCCAGATAATGTTCAATCTAGATTTGAGTTAATTAACTTTGACTTCAATGAAGATGAAGAAAAGGAAGTATTTAGAGGATATGTAAAACGTGTATATGAAATATGTAAACTCGAAGGTATGGAAATTGAAAAGGAAGCTCTTGTAGAATTAGTTAAGAGAAAATTCCCAGACATGCGTTCTATATTAAATGTAATACAAGGATATAAGAATGATGGTATTACTAAAATAACATTAAACGATGTTAAGAAATTTCATGGTGTTTATAAAGATGTATATGAGTTAATATTTAATAATATAGACCCAGTTAAAAATTATCAATATTTAGTTTCTGATTACAGTCATCGTGTTGATGATATATTAGCAGCATTAGGTAATGACTTTATAGAGTACATTCAACTAGAAAAACCAACACACATTAAATTTATACCTCAAATTATTGTCGAAGTTGCAAAGCATCAACAACAAAGAATACATGTAATCGACAATGTAATAACTATGTTATCTTGTGTATTTACAATACAAAGCATTGTTAATAACGCTAAATAATTTTGGGTATTAAATTATATTTATTAAATTAGTTACTATGAGAGAATATACAATTTTAATCGATGGAAACTACTTCATTATGAGTAGACTATTCGTATTACCTAGACCAAAGCAAATTACTGGTTTACCAATGATTAAATTCATGGAAAGTGAAAAGGAAGTTTCAATGCTTATGAGAAAACTTTGTATAGATTTCGCATCTGAAATTAGAAAATTAAAAAATGTAACTAAAAGAATTGTATTTACATTAGATGCTAAGTCATGGAGAAAAGATTTATTTCCTGAGGCAGATTATAAAGGTAATCGTGAAAATGACCCAACAATACATTGGGACAATATAATGAAATGTGTAAAGGAATTTTCGGAATTACTCGCTAAACAAGGTGTAATTGTTGAACGTATTCCAGGTGCAGAAGGTGATGATTTAGTATTTGCTTGGGCTACACATTTAAATTCAAATAATGAAAGTTGTATTATATGGTCAGGCGATACTGATTTAATGCAATTAGTAAATTATAATAAATCTACGGATGCATTTACTCTATGGTATGATAATACCCGTAGTCAATTAGGTGTTTATCCTGGTTTTGAAAAATGGTTATCAACTAAAGAAGGTAATAAAGATGAAGTTGTAGATATCTTTACAGAAACTCCACGTTTTTATATTTCAGACCAGATTAAGGATGAATTAAAAACATTTATCGATAAAGGTGGTCTTAAAGTTAATGATGTTTATTGTGATGAATATATTTTCCAGAAGATATTAAAAGGTGATAAGGGTGACCATATTACATCAGTAATACAAGTACCTAGTAAAACTGGTCTAAGAATGAATAGAGTAAATGACAAAAAGGCTAAGTCAGTATTAGACGCATTTAAAAAAAGACATAGACGATTCTCAGCCATATATTTATTTGAAGATGAATATAAAAATGAAATTTGTCAACTGGTTTCCCGTGAAATGAAAGTTACTGGTAAAAATAGTGAAATTAAAGCAAAGCTGGAATTAAATACTAGTCTTATGTTATTACATGTTGCAACAATTCCAGATGCTATTCAAAAATCAATGTTTGATAAAATCCGCAATGATTATGAATTAATGCAGGACTTAGAAATAGAAAACCTTTTAGATAAAGATAAGATACTTAAAGGTACGGGGTATATCTCCTCTAATTATGGGAATAAAATGCCACCATCAAAGGGTGCTATAGGTTTATTCTAAATATATAATACAATATGAAACTATTTGATTTTATAAAGATTTTCTTTGGTGAGAATCCAGAATATTATAAACTTAAGAAATACGATAAAGGTAAGAATAGGTTTATGATTAGTAGATTCATGGCTATTAATTATCCAACACAGGCTGAATTATTAAATATTAACGGTACAGATCCTGGACATGTTGTAGAATCTTGGCATTTAGTTGCTAAGAATTTTAAAAGAACTCCAGGTTGGATTTATACTAAAGTTAGAAAGGCAGAACCGAAGCCAGCTGATGGTTATATACCTTCAAAGGAAATTGTAAAATTTTATGTAGATAAATTTAAGTTGAGTTATAAAGACTATGACACTTGTGTTAAATTTAACAAAGAAGAATTGTATAATGAATTAGAAGAGTTAGAAAAAGAAATAAATGCAAATAAAGATTTCTAATGCAAGAAATTTTACCATACGATTTACCATACGCAATTGATATAACTTTGTATAAACATAGTTATTATGATAATTTACTAGTTAGCCATTTAAGGAAACATAGTAAATATTTGCCAGTACCAAATAATAATGATAGTATAATAGTTGAGATAAATGAATTTAAAACTATACTTGCTAATAAATTTAGTAGAGAATTAAGTTCACTTAAAAGTTTAACTGAAGTTGAAATTGGCAAAAATGTTAATAGTCTTTTCTTCATTACTAAATTACTAAATAATTTCCAGAATTTAAAATATATTAAAGTTAGTATATCAGATAAGAGAAAATTTACAAGATTAGTTGAAATAGAAAAGAACAGGTCAGTTATTAGTTTTGATTATAAAATAATAACATCTGTAATTGATTTAACTTCACATTTTTCTAAAAAATCAGAATATAAATATATTAATGATATTCTAAAAAGAATAGGTTTAATACAGCCTGATGTTTTTGGAACAAATGTATCATATATTAAAACAACTTCACAAGAATTAATAACTCTTTTAGCAAATTTTGAAAATTCTGTAACTGGGGACCCTAACTCCCCAATAACTGCCCAGATGGATAAATATATTGAGGCAATTGATTTAATCTATGATATTATTGATAAAAAGATTGAATCTGATAACTGTAAAATTATATTAGTTACTGATTATGTAAACTAATCTCGATTTTATACACCTCCATAAAGATAAATATCCTAAATAATACTTATACAAATGAAATCATTTGGTCCTAAATACTTTATAGGTGATATATTATCTGATCTTGGATTTGAGTCCTTTGCAGACTTTTTAACTGCAATGGTAGGATTTAAGAATAATTTACTAGCTCCACTTGCATTTATTGCTGGTAGTACGTTATCATTATTCATTCAAGATAATATATGGTCTGATCCTACTGAGGTTTATTTTCTAGCAGTATTAACTGCTATAGATTTATTTACGGGAGTATGGAAATCAATTAAATTTAGAAGTGATCCTGATAAAAAATTCCGCTCTAGAAGAATTAGCAGAACAGTTGGTAAAATTATAACATATAGTTTAATATTATACGTAGCATTTAATCTTAATAAAAATATGCCAGTAGCATTTTTCTGGATGCCGTATTCATGTTTAGGAGTATTTTATGCAACTGAATCGTGGTCAATAGTAGAAAATTTAAGTGAGATTGGTTATTTAGATAGAGGTTTAGTTAAATTTCTAAAAGAGAAATTAAACATAATGAACTATATTAATAAAGGAAAAGATGGCAAAGAAGCTATTAAGCCAGTGGCAAAAAAAAGAACTAAGAAATAATGAAATTCTGGGACACAGTAAAAGCATCATTAGTAGTAGATGGTAAACCTAGCTCATCAAGGATAATGGGTTATTTCGTATCTATTAATATAGCATTAAGTGGATTCTCTTTTGTTATAATAGATATGATTAATGCTGTTATAGCATGGAAAAGTAAAGAAGGTTCATATGAAATACCAGGAACACACGTCGCATTATTCGGTATGATGTTAGCTCATCAATTAAGTTTACTTGGTATTTATAAAGCCATGGAAAACAAAGGTATTAAATCAATAATACCACCAGCTACGCCCCCTGTAAATAATGAAACTTCAATAACCGACACTCCGGAAGAGATATCATAAGTTATTTTTAGCTGATATATAAATAAATAAGTATGCAGCAATGGTTATTAATAACACCGTCAACGAAGCAGGTGATTCAATTTTAATTAAATTAATAGAACCCTATAAAAGAGTAAAGAACATTATATCTTTTACTGATGTTACTGTGGGTGAAGATACTAATAATTATTTTTCCAAATCATTTCGCTGGTCAATTGACAATATCACATTCTCTGATTTTATAACATTAAATGATCTTAATTTAGCTAATTTAGATTTAGATCCAGGTAATGATTTCTGGATTGAATATAAATATGAAGCCGAAGACATTCAGACGGGTCATACTATGGAATTTACTAGTATTGCATTAGAAATAATAACTGAGGCTGGTAGATTACAACAGGTAGTACAAGTACAAACTTCAGCATGTGATCCTAGTATGCCAGGGTGTGTAGGTAATTTAATTATTGAAGATTGTTGTGGTGAAGATAATACATTTAAACCTTATGCATGGATGAATGGTGCAAATTGCCTATATGACCAATTGTCTGAAGTTACAACCAAGATTTTTGGACACTGTGTTAGATATTATAGAGTCGAACCTGATAAAGAAAGTGAAGATGTTATACTAAGAGAACATTCTATATTTAATAGAAACAAGGTTAGAGATATACAAGTATTAGTCCCTGATAATGAATTTCCTCCAAATGATTTTCAATTTGATCCATATGAGGGTATGGGATTTGAAGGATTTGAAATCCATATAACACGTAGAGAATTTGAAACAGCGTTCGGTGCAAAGGCTAGACCAAGAGAACGAGATTCAATTTACTTCCCAATCAACCAAAGAATGTATACTGTTAACTCTGTAGCGCTTGCCGATGAAATAAATGCAATGCATACTTACTATAAAATTAAATTAAGAAAGTTTGAAGATAGTAAGAGTACAATAAGTACACCTGAAATTGAACAAGAACTTGAAGAACTTGTAATAGGAATAGACGATGTATTTGATGAAAAGACTCAGGAAGAAGTTTTAAAAGTAACTAAGCCACAGGAATATAAAACAATAGGGCAAGGTAATAATGATTATGTAAGAAGTGAAATTAATCCTACAATACAAATTTTAGATGAGAATATAAATAATAACTGGACTATAGTTAGTAAGAATTATTATAACTTAAGTAAGATGACATATAATTCTGTAGCAGTTAAGTATAGAGTTAAAGCTGAATTAAAGGAAGATGAGAATAGAGCATTTACTTTTTGGTTTAGACCTAGATTTACAAAACAGAAACCTAGAATAAATATAAGCTCATTAGATAATTCTTCAGGATCATTAAGGATAACTACAGTTGCTGCTAATGGATATACATTAGGTGATTATATAGAAATTACTGGTAATAATGATTATGAAAATAATATCTATAAAATAACTAGTATTATAAATGCAAATGAATTTGTAATAGATGCTCAATTTATAACCGGAAGTATAGTAACACCTTCAGTTACTAAAGTTAGATTCAAACAGAGGGCTCCTGTGCTATATGGATATAATGTTACTGCACCTACTAATAATGGTATGTCAGTAGATTTATTTGAAGGATATACCATCATTACTATTAATGGTACTAAATATACTTTCCCAACTGGATTAAGTACATTCGATATAGATACATGGCACGCAGCAGTTATAAATCTGTCAAATAAATTTAAACAACTTAGTGTTCACTTGTATAAACTAGATAAGGTTCAAAATTATACAGTACCGCAGAATGAGGATTCTTCAATGACTAGTATTAAATACGAAGTTATACAATTACCTTCAACTGTGACATTTAACTCTAATGATTACTGGACATTATTAGGTTCTAGTATAGATTTAACTAATATAAGAATATTTAAAACTCCTATTGAAGAAGAGTCGCAAAATGCTGTACTTAATCAATATGTAATAAGAGATACACAGTTAGCAATATTAGTAGATAACGCAATACCTCAACTTAAATTAGCTAAACTAGAGAACCCAAGATAAGATAGATACTATAATACTATAATATGAGCTTTAAAAAGAAAGAAGATAAGGGTGCCAAGTTACGTAAAGAATTAGATGATACGTTAGGTGATTTATTAGGTGATGATAGTTTACTCAATGATATGAGTGATTCTAATAATTTACCAAGGGTTCATGCACCTGAACAGCATGACTACGTTGAACTTAAATCTACTGCATCAGAAAGAGCTAAAAAGACTATAGGTACTTTAATGAAATTTTATCTTACTGAAGATATAATTAACAATGATGAGTACATTCAAGCTAGGAAGAAAATTGATGAGATGACTTTAAGTAGTTTAATCTTTCAATTAGAAGCAGGTGAAAGAGCATTAGTAACTTTAATGAGAACAATCGATAGTGGTGAATTATCACCAAGGATGTTTGAAGTATTGGCAACATTGCAAAAATCAATGTTAGATATTATTAAAAGTCAAACGATGTATTTAATGGCCGCTGAAGAAGGAGCTAAGAAACTATCAAGAGATGTTGAAGTATATAAAGGATTAAAAAGAAATACACTACCACAGGTAGGTGATTCTAATAGTAATGTTAATATGGGTACTAAATCTTTAATGCAAAACATACAAGATGAAATTAAAGCTGAAGAGGCAGACGCAGAAGAAATAAAGAATACAGCACCTGAAACTATTAAATTAGATGAGATGTCAGACATTGTAGCAGCTGAATCTATAGTAGAAGAATTAGATGAAGAAGATGAAGAACTAAATAATAGAGAATTTGATGAAGATGAATCTTAAAGGATATAAAGAATTTGCAATATTAAAAGAAAGTGTAGATACACTTAAGCTTAGTTTACCTAAGGCTATTTATATTTTAAATAAAGCATTTAAGAAAGATGGTGAACAACTATATGTTGTTGGAGGGGCTGTTAGGGATGCTATACTTGGTATTAAACCTAAAGATTTTGATTTAGCTACAAGTGCACGTCCAGATAAAATACAATCTATATTAAATAAGAATGATATAAAGAACTTCCCTAAGGGTGAAGCATTTGGTGTTATATCAGCTATTATAAATAATGAAGAATTTGAAATAGCAACATTTAGAGAAGATATAGGAAAAGGTCGTAGGCCGGATGCTGTAAACTTTACTACTATTGATAAAGATGTTCTAAGAAGAGATTTAACAATTAATGCCTTATTCTATGATATAGATAAAGAGATTGTTGTGGATTTAGTAGGAGGTGTTAAAGATTTATTAGATAAAATTATTAAAACAGTTGGTAATCCATTAGATAGATTTGGTGAAGATCCTCTTAGAAAATTAAGAGCTCTTAGATTTGCTTCAAGACTAGGCGCTAAATTAGACCCTGAAGTACATGCTGCTTTATCTAAAGACGAATTTAAAGATTATAAAAAAGGTGAAAGCTTAGGTGATGTTTCTAAAGAAAGAATAAGAGATGAATTTTTAAAATCAATAGAAAAAGCTAAATCACCTTCATCTTATTTACAATGGTTATCTAATTATAATTATTGGGTATTTATATTTCCATCACCTGATGGATATAGTAATACTGACGACTCTTATATTAATAAAATATGGACTGATAGTAATAATCCAATTTTACAAGTTGCAACATTACTTAGAAATGTAAATTTAAAAGATAATTCTAAGTATGCAAAACAATTAAGAACTCAATATGCTTATAGTGTTGATGATATTAGACAAATAGAAACATTACATTCATTTTTAAAATTTGATGTCATGAATTTAATAAACATTAAGAAAGATATTGAAATATCTAAATTAAAAGAGAAAGATGCACTTGAATTTGCAAAAAATAATGCTATTGATAGAAATCTAATATATGCATTATATGATTTTAAATTAAGTGTAAAAGGAAACGACCCTGAAGTATCAGGATTGTCGGGTAAATCCCTAGGCGACAAGATAAAAGAACTTGAAGCTGAAGCCTTTAAAAAAATTTATAAATAATGAATGATTTCCTTTTTGGACATGTAGAAGAAGAAGCAACAGAAGATAGAATTGTATGGTCAACAGAAAAGATAGACCAATTAAATCATGCTATAAGTGAAGGCGCGAAGATAAAAGTTACATTACCTTATTATGAAGGTAATATGAAATTCAGAAGAGCTAATGTTGTATTTGATTATACAGACCATGAATTATCTGAAATTAAAAAGTGTGCTAAAGATATAGTTTATTTTGCTGAGAATTATGCTTGTGTAATGACAGATAATGGTATTCAGAGAATTAAATTACGTGATTATCAGGTAGATATGCTTAGACAATTTGCTGCTAATAGATTTAACATTACTTTAGCAAGTCGTCAAATAGGTAAAACAATATGTACTGCAATATTTGTTGCATGGTATTTATTATTTAACTTTGATAAGAATGCATTAATACTTGCAAATAAAGGCGCTACAACAAAAGAGATTATTGACAAGATGAAAGCTATCATTGAGAATTTACCGTTCTTTATGAAGCCAGGTGTTGTTAAGAATGACGTATTTGAAATGAAATACGATAATGGATGTAGAATGGTTGGACAGACTACTACAGGAAAAGCAGGTATCGGTTTTACCATACACTTATTATTCCTTGATGAGTTTGCTCATATTCATCACTCATTCCTAGATGGATTCTTTGAAAACGTTTATCCTACATTATCATCATCACAGATTTCCAGAATTATAATTACAAGTACACCTAATGGGTATAATAAATTCTATGAAATTTACAAGGCTGCAACGGAGGGTCAGAATGAATTTACACCGTTTAAGGTTGACTGGTGGCAAGTACCTGGAAGAGATGAGGCATGGAAGGCTAGAGAGATGAAAAATCTAGGTAGTGAAGAAGCTTTTAATAGACAGTATGGTAATCAGTTTATGGCATCTAGTAATTTATTATTACAAGGTAGTACAATAAAAAGAATGCAGCAGTCTAAAAAGAAGTATGTACATCGTGAGCTAGATCAATTTGAACATATTCAAATAGATGTAAGTAGATTCCTAGGCTGGGACCCAGATTTTCAAATATCAGATTGTAAAGATTCTGAAAAATATCATGTGTTTTCGGTAGATATAGCGGATGGGTCTGGTGGTGACTATTCAGTTATTAATATATTTCAAGTTAATCTTGTAGATAAAAAATATTGGAAATACTTTATATCACCTAGTGCAATGAAAGATTTCTTCGGTTTAAAACAAGTTGGTAGATTTTCAAGCAATGAACATTCTATAGAAGATTTTTCTAAAATACTTTATACATTAGCAGTAGAAATATTCTATTCTGAAAATACTAAGTTAGTAATAGAATGGAATTATAATGGAGCATTAGTAATGAAAACCATGCAAACTTTATTTCCACAAAGAAATAATTTTGATGAAGAAATGGTTTGCAGATTTAAACACAGGCATGATGCTAAGCTCCCTAACTATGGATTAAAGGTTAAAAAAGACAACAAAGTAATATTTTGCCAAAACTTTAAAAAAGCCGTAGAACTAAGGAGAATAGTATTAAATGATGAAGATACTATAAAACAATATGAAACATTTGGTAAATTACCATCAGGTTCATATGGTGGACAGATGGGTAGTGATGATATAGCAATGACAGGAGTAAATGTAACAGAATTTTTTGGAACTCCAGACTTTTCAGATTATGTTGAAGAAATGCTTGATTTAGTACCGGAATCTGTACATTCACAATTAGAAGAAATATTAAACAAAGACAGCGGCGGTGACGGTAACATGGATTATGACATTTATGACCTTGTTAAAGGATAATCGCCGTTACTAGCTAAACACTAGGTTGATATATAACTAAAATATAGCAAAAAAATATAAACCAAGATGGCACTAAGTCCTGAATTAGCACAGTTTAAATCTAGCGGTATATACCGTTTAGAATTTGACAAGTCACAGACTGCAAACGTACCTGCTGAACAAATACGTTTAGTTGTAGGGTACTCTAAAAAAGGGCCTTTTAACACTCCTGTATTCGTCCCAGATACTGGCTTCTTTGAGCAAGTATTCGGTGGAATTGATAGAGGATTAGAAAGAAAAGGTTCTTATTTCCACAGAACTGCTCAAGCTGCTCTTGAGAGAGGTCCAATTATAGTTCTTAATTTATTAAGACTTAATAATGACACTACAAGCGCAAATGCTGACAAAGTAGATTATCAAGTATTTTCTACTAATGTTTCTCAAGCTAACCCAGTTGAGAAAGAAGCTCTATACTCTGGATTCTATAATAAAGATAGATTCTGGTTTCCTGAAGATAAATCATTTTTAAATAATATTGGTTTAAATAAAGGATTAATTCAATTAGTAAACTTAAGACAAAGCCCAATAACAGTTTTAGCACGTTATATCCAAGATACAAGAGGATTTGACGTAACAGCTAAAGAATGGTATGGTGTAGGTAATGTTCCTGAGTTCATGAACGAAAATGATTATATAAGTGATTATATGATTGAAATTACTGTAATAGATGGTGACTTTACTGATTACCAAAAATTATCAATTGACCCTATATTCGGTAAATATTTTAACTCGACTAAAGGTGTTATTAAATCTCAATTAAACAATTTCTTAAACGCTAAAGAAGTATCTGTACTTGCAAAATATGTAGGTATTCTGATTCCTGATTTCGTTGATTTAAATGGTAATAACTTATTCATTCAAGATTTAATTAACTTTGATACATCAGTAACAGGATTATTCTGTACTATTGATAAGAAGTTATTTGACGATGAATATTTAAGCGGTACAGAAGCTGGAATTGACCTTATTGGTCATAATGTTGAGTACAAAACAAATACTGACCCTTCATTTAATAAAATTAACTTCTTATCTTATGATAGAGTTATTGTAGATGATTTAGGTTATGCTACAGACAATACTGAGGAAATTGGTATAACTGTTAATAGCAGTGAAGATATTTCATTCTATTTAACATCTAACCCAGGAGGTATTGGTCAAGTTCCACCTATAGTTAGTTCATCTGACATAGTTGCTCCTGGTTCAGGAGTTGTTAATTACATTATTAAAATTGGTGTAAATACTCACAGTCAATATTTAAGTGCATTAGATACTAAATTATCTACTAATATACCAGGTGGTACAGGAAGACAAGTTGGTTCATATGTTTTAATGACAGATGGTGCTAACTACAAATGGGCACCTGTTGTTTCATTAGCAGAAGTATCAGGATTTGTTAATATTGGATTATCAGTGGAAGAAGTAAATTATGAAGTATACATTGATGGTACAGATAACATGTTCTTTGCATCTAAACCAGATTGGTTAGATTATAATGGATTTACTGGTACATTCGTATCATCTAAATTCAATGTTGTATATGATGATTATGCAAATGGTATTATTACATCAGGAGATAAAATTTGGGATTCTACAGAAGCCGCACCATGGTTTGTTAAACTTACACAATTTAATTACGGAGCAGCAGTAGGTGAAGGATTTATTACCGATAACGCTTCAGGCGTAGGTAATTCATCACCAATCATGGGTCCAACTTCTTATGGTATACCTTCAATATTAGTTCAAGGTTATCAAGAAGAAACTTTTGTTACTTCTACATTATTACCTGATGCTATTGCTGGTAACTATTATGATTCTGCAAACGCAGTAACTGCTACTAATGTTGTATTAATACAATCTTTAGCTGGTAAGTTAAACACTACAATGTTAATTAATACTACAGCAACATTACCTGCAAACGAAGTACTTGTATCATTTAATGATTATAAGAGTTCAGTTTCAGTAGGTGATTATTTAGTATCAGATGAAATTGGTCCTAACGGAGAATCTAGATTAACTAAAATTATTAAAATCGTTAATGAAGGTAGTTATATGCATATCTACACTATCACTGCTATTAAGAAGACAGTTCTTCCTTCTACAGATGTATCAGTTGAGAGATATCGTAAAATTGAATCAGTTATCGATCACTATAAATTCTTTGCATTAAATGGCTTTGAATTAAATCCTTTATATCATATGCCTAACGGTACACAAGAAAGAATTGATGATATCTACAATGATACATTAAATCCTTCTTTAAACTTATTTAGTGCATTAGTCGATAAGGACATAATTACTTTTAGATATATTGTTGACTCATTTGGTTTAGGTATTCAGCCTCAATCTAAGAGTCAGTTAGCTAATTTATCTAAGCAACGTCAAAATACTTTCAGTATCTTGAATGCTCCTTCAATGGAAGACTTTAAAGCATCTACTGACCCTAAATTCGTTGATATAACAGGTTCATTAAGTGCTAAATTTATTTCTGAAGGTGGTGACTTAACACAAAATCCACAATTCGTATATGGTTTACCATCTATTGAAAACGGTGCAAACTACAGTGGCTTCTATACTCCTTACTTAGTAATTAGAGATAGAGGTAAGAATATTTTAATTCCACCTGCTGGTTATGTTTCCAATAATTTCGTAGATAAGTATTCTACAGCATTACCTTGGTCAATCGTTGCAGGTCCTCGTAGAGGAGTTATAAGCGGTAAAGGTGTAGTTGGATTAGAAGTTAACTTCAATAAAGATGATAGAGATTATTTAGAACCATTTGGTTTAAATCCTATTATTTTCCAAAGAGGTGTAGGTCTAATGGTATCAGGAAATAAAACAGCTCAGCAGAATATTAAATCTGCTCTTTCTAGCATACATGTTAGAGAAGTATTAATTTATATTCAAGATGGTATTGCTGAAATCCTTAAACTATACCAATGGGAGTTTAATACAGTACAAACAAGATTAGAGATAAAAACACTAGCTGACAAGTTCTTAAGCAACGTACAAGCTGATAATGGTGTTTATGACTTTAAGAATATCATGGATTCTTCAAATAATACATCAGATGTAATTGATGCAAATATTGGAGTACTTGATACATTCGTAGAACCAGTTAAAGGTTTAGAAATTCTAGTACATAGAACAACTATACTTAGAACAGGTGCTATATCTACAGGACAATTTAGATAATATGATTGAGATTGCTAGTTAATCTGGCAATCTCACTCTAAAATATCCCGTAGACTTAAATATATAACATATAGAAAAAAACTAAAAACACATGGCAGGGTTACCACATTACGATCAATCCAAAGCATCAAGAAATCTTTATGAACCAGTTCATAAGAATTTATTTGAGGTTACTATTCTTCCACCAGCAGGCGTTGCAGGAGCTGATATGCTTCTTGAACACGTATTAAATATTGGTGGTCTAGACGGTATTAATCCATCAGTAGATGCAATTGGTCAAAAATTTAAGTTTGCTGACAGAAGCTTTGCTGGCATGCCAGGACAAACTTTCATTGATATATCAATAACATTCTCATTAAACTTAAATGATGCGAATCAAATGTATATCTATAAGACTATCCAAGATTGGTTTAAGAAGATGTATAATCCTTTAACAGGTGAAATGGGCTTAAAGAAAGATTACGTTGGAACAATGATTATTGTAGAATATAACAGAAAAGGTGATATCTACAGAAAGTTAACAATGAAAGACGTATTCCTTACAGGAACATTAGGTGGACCAGGTGAACACGATTATTCAGCAACTGATGCAATTCAATTAGCAGTTACGTTTAGATGCGATCATTGGGACGAAGAACTGACATAATATTTCTGACCTCGTGAAACAATATAAACCATATAGTATAATAACTATATGGTTTTTTTATGAAGTCAAATTATAAAGTATACGCACTTATAGTAATAACCCAAACTACGGCGGCAGTAAGGGTACAGTATGTCAATTGAATGCAGAAGGTATTATCTTAAATGAATACAACAGTCTAGGTGATGCTGCTACTGCTCTTGAGATTAACCAGAAATCATTAAGAGGTATTATTAATAGAGGTACTCAGTTAGACAGCCATTCCTATAAATTTAAGAAGGATATAAGTAAATAATAAAGATTAAACCGTATAGAGAAATCTGTACGGTTTTTTATGTTTCAACGTTATATATTATAATACTATGATATCCATATACTATAATAAAATAACTATGAATAAAAATGGCAACCAAAGACAATCTGAAGGAGAAGATACAGGTTCTCCTTACACTGGAAGATTTGCACGAACTTAATGTTATTATAATGAATAAAGCATTATTGGCAAAAAAAAGACCAGAACCAATATCATTATATGTAAGGTCATTAATAAAAGATCATATATTGGCAAATCAAGCTGTACAAATATCTTATACTAAAAACGCAGTAGAGACAGCAATTAAAGAAATTAAAAAAACTAAATAAATTTATTAAAATGGCTAACGATAAAGAAGAAAATAAAAGACCATCTGAAGAGGAAATGAAAAAATCTCTTGAAGAAAAAGATGGCATTAATAATCCAGATAAATCAGCTGACCCTTATTTAGAGAATGCAAAGAAAATGAAAGAGCTTACTGGAAAGGAAGGTCTCGGAAATGTTAAACTTGGTAAAGATGATGATGGTTTAAACGCTGACATGGTTTTGGGTTTCTTTCCATTAGATACTAAAGGATTTCCTTCAGGTGGTATATTTTATCCAGCAGATACTAAAATTAACATCAGAGCAGCAAGAACTGCCGAGATTAGACATTGGTCTACTTTAAATGATAGAGATTTATTTGATATAGAAGATAAGCTAAATCATATAATGAAAGAATGTGTTAAAGTAACTGCCCCTGGTAAAATGATGACATGGAAAGATTTACTTGAAGAAGATAGAATATTTGTTATATTATCAATTAGAGATTTAACATTTAAACAAGGTGAAAATAAATTACAATTAATTAAACCATGTAATGAATGTGGTTGTAATAATACAGTTGAGATTTCTAATAAAAACTGGCAGTTTAATAAATTACCTGATGATATTTATAAGTATTATGATGAAAGTACAAATGCTTTAATGATTCATACTAAATCATATGGTACTATAAAAATGAAACCGCCTACAATTGGTATAATGACAATTATCTCTGACTATGTTCAAACTAAAAGAGCTAAGGGAGAAACATGGGACCAAGCATATATTCAATTACTTCCTTATTTAAGAGAAGACTATAGAGGATT